GCCCGAAATCTTCTTCGGTTTCATCTGTGGCCGACGCGACAGATCCCCAGTCGACCGAATCCGTCGGCGAAACTGTGATCGAACCCCAGTCCTCTTCCCCGCCGAGTCGTTTGTACTGGATCTCGTAATACTGAACAAAGCCGGCATTGACCAGATCCCACGTCGCACGAATCGCCGGGATAGTGATCCCGTCGTCGTTGATCACCGCGGTTGCAGTCAGCTCAAGATTGGTCGGCGTTGGCGGAGAGAATACCGATGGCAGGTTGGTGTTATCCTGAGAGAACGCCTGTTCTTCAGCGTCCCACGCATAAACCGCGGAATTTGTTTCCGCCATGACGACGTCGACCGTCGCCTCTTCTTGCGTGAAATTGAGCGACCAACTGACAACCTCGAAAACCTTGGCATTCCAGCCCATCCGAGCGTTGGTGAATTGAAGGGTATCGCCAACCTCGAACTGAAAGGCCGACATCTTGAATTTGGTCGTGACGACGATCTCTTGGCGGTTCCGATAGAGTATCTGCTTTGCGATTCGCTGCGCCATCGAGCTGGACGTCGTATACGGAAGGTCGACGTTTAGATACCGTTTCTCGCCATTGTCCTCACTGACAAATGTTGAACTGGTAAGTTCAGGGTAATCCGATGCTTGGTATTCAGTCTCAGGACTAATGAACTGACCCTTCACTGAGTTGAACGAATCCCTCGCAGATACCGCAGTATCAATCGTCATCGGTCCTGCTAGATCATCCTCATCAAGTGTCACACTAGGTGTGCTGTAAGCTCCTGCCCTAACGGACCACTGTCCATTTGAATAGTAGAGAGACCCATTCATTGCAGTGAGTAGCTTCTCGATTGCACCTCTTGGTGTATCGCCAGTATCGATCAATCCATCTAGCGTGTATCGAGTTTCAGACCCGCCACCATCCAGAGAGACGGTTTCATCACAGATATTGGCAGCAGTCACAAAACTCGGCTCGTTGATCTCCGCAGAGGTCGCACCCAGTCCATAGGTATCATCTACCAAGTAATCACGAATAATCAGTGCAGGGTTCCGACTGAATCCTGTTGTCTCGCTCCGAGTGTCGTAAATATTACGCCCTTGGATCTTGGCTGAGATATTCGGTAGGCCAGCAGGGAATGAGTCTTGATTGTACTCAAGACGGATATAGACATACGCCTGATCTTCGAGGATGTGGTCTGAGGTCCAACTGGTGTCAGAGATAAGTGATGCTGGGATGTTCGCTAGAGAACCTTTGGTGACAGGATACACCTTCACATAGTTCGCATACTTACTCGGAGAGGTGACGTCATTACCAGATAGGCTGAGTTCTTCATCGTTAAAGAAGAATGATACGTATTGGTCAATCTCATGCGCCGCCATCACGACAACAAGGTGTAAGTACCTATCATCATTTGTTGCTTCAATGAACGCAAAGGTCCCGCCTACTTTGGTGGTCCCATAGACTAACTTTCGAGTCTGGTTTGAGGATCTCGCTGTGATGGTTTGCTTCTGCGGACCAATGACAGGATTTGAAGGTTTTGGCTGTAGTGCTTGTGCAACTGCGGATAGTGCAAGGTTGATTGCGAGAGACCGTGCAAAGAATCCAGCAACCGTTCCAGCACCAAGACCGAATAACCCACCACCCGCTGCAATTGCCGCCGGACCTGCTAAAAAGGTGGCTGCTCCCGCACTGACTAACGCACCGGCAACTGCTGCTGGCATTTAGATTCTCCACGCTTTCTTGGCTTCTGATATAGGTAAGAACACGAGTCCGTCCTTACCCATCGCAGCCAATTGATTACCGAGCACTAATGATAAAGCATCGCCATTCGGTGTGCTAACTAAAGCCACGTCACCACGCTGTGCCATGGTAAGTTTAATTTGTTCGAGCCTCGCATCTACCAAAGATTCCAATGAGTCGAATCCTGCGCCCGCTAGAGCCTCGATTGATCCTTTTTCGGATGAGTAGGTGTTGATGAACTCGGGAAAGCGTGTAGAGCCTGTCATGACCTTTTCAGCATTCAAGCAGAATAGAGCACAGTCATATCGGCCCCATCTGAATTTCTTATGCCGCCATGCTTCGACATGCTGTGCGAGTTTGTCAGGCCAGTTATTTACCCGCCCCACTTGATAGTCGCCTCTTGCAGGGAGTTCACGAAATCGAATCCAAGGTCTCCGGGATACAAAGCCTTCTGATCTTCTGAGGTGTACCGCCGAACACGAGGACGTTCCAAGTCAATCAACCGGCTCTCTGCTGTAAGAGAGATCGTGCAGGACTCCGCATCCTCATTGATACTCATCACATCCATGCGACCTGAAAACGCCTTATATGCGCTTACAGTGCCTCCAGAGATAGATCCGACGTAGATATTCACGATCCGGTATTGGTAGTTTTCATTGAGCGCATAACTGAGGATCGTAGAGTTCAATCCTGAGAGTGTCATCGAAACACCCTTCGCACCGATCTCTGCGTTCTCCTCGATTGAAGATATGCTCAGAAAAGATCCAGAACCAGTGTATGTTCCGCCTGAAATAACTAAATCGCCATAGCCATTCCAAAGCCTGACCGTACCGCTATCGAATTGCAGTTCGAGCGCAATGAACCCAACAAAGGACGCATCATTAAACCCTGAAGGAACACCAGTACGACTCACAAAGACTCCATAGCAGCAAATGAGATCGAGTACAGACCTGCGTTATTCACACTCCATGTGGCATCGTTGGCAGATAACCGGAACACGCCACGAGCATTTGAGACAACCACCGCAGAGTTATCAGTTGGGCTTGTGCGTAGGTTAGGCCAGAGGTTCAGAGTCGCTTGCCCTGATGCGTTGCTATTCACGTCCTGAAGCACCTTGTAGAGCCGTGCAGTCGATCCAGAGCCTAATTGAATGTAGTCACCAGCCAACAGGTATCCAGTCACGCTAGTAGGCAATCCATCGATGTTTAGCTCATTCCCAGTTTGGGACCCGCCGTTGACCAGAGGAGTGCCCGGGGTTGCTGATGCAGAACCACGAGGTGTTGCAGATGATGGATCGCCAAGCAGGAACGTCCCGAACTTCCCTCTTAGGCGTAAGAAAAACGAGTTCCAGTATTCCGCATCTACCCGCTTTACAGGTGGAATGGTAATGATTGCACTCCACCGTTCCCCTGCGTGCCTTACAACCTGCTGAGAGAGCGTGAAGGGTGATTCACTGATAGCCACCACATTGGATGCCGTAATCTCGACCTGAGAGACTCCAGTGTGCGTTGGTAGGGTTAGAGGATATGTCTCTGCCATCTTACGCTCCAAATGCCCCTGCAAATGATCCGCCACGACGACGTGCATCCAATACCGCAGCCTTCGTCGCGTTGGCGATCTGTGGCATCAGCTGCGTGATCTCGGCCCGTACAGTTTGCGCGACGCCGGTTGAGATGTTCAAAGTCACGCTGACACCATTACCGCCCAGTCCTTGCAGTTGCTCATTCGACACAACCGTCGAATTGCGGTTGGGGATGACCAACTCTGGGCCACGCTCTCCGACGATGGACGCCTTGCCACCCGGCATCATGCCGCCATTGGCGAATGCTCCGCCCGCCTGAACTAACTGTGACTGGGTCTGGCTCGCTCGAATTGGATTTGCTCCGCCCATGAACCCCTGAATCATGCCAAACAATGGTCCGGTAATACTTTGCTGAATTTGCATCCTCAGCAAATCTCGAATGATTCCATTCGCGAACGATTTGAATGCGTCCCCTGCTTTCAGTGTGCCCATCATGAAGTCGGTTAGCGCGTCCGTGGCGGATTCCATGCCACGGGTCAAATTGTCCTTGAACACGTCCGCCATGGTATTCGATGCGATCGTGACCTTTTTCAGCCCTTCGCTTGCCGCCGGCAATGTGACGTCGATCAGATAGGTATTCGATTCGTTCAATTTCTTGACTGCGTCGTCGGCCTCTCTGAGCGCGTCGGCTGCTTCTGGCGCAATGGTAGTCAGGCCACCAAGTCCCATCCTGTCCAGCAACTTATCGATCAACCCAGTTACATCTGCAATCGCGATTCCAATCGCGACAATAGGGCCACCAAGACCTTTGAGCAACGCCTTGCCTGATATCTTAGATGCAGCCGCCAGAACGAACATATTCCGAGTCATGCCAATTAATCCGCTTGTGAATGTAATCATGCGGTTGACTGCAAGACTGATGATAAAGAAGCGGAACGCCTTGGTGATGATGTCGAGGTTTTGCAAAAACCAATTAAACCCAGCGATCATGTTTCGCAATGCCGGCACGATCAGGTCTTGGATCTTGTTCGCGACGCTCTCCATCTCTGGCGCCGCATCCCCTAGACCTTGAATAAATGCACCTTGGATTGCGCTTTGTAACTTGGTTACCGAGTCATTGAATTCCTCGATGCCACGCGCCCGGGTATCGTCGATCGTCAGGCCAAACTTTTCGGCCTCTGCTTGAGCCGCAGCAAACCCGCTCGATCCTTCCTCGAGCATGTTGATCATCTCGACGCCAGACCGACCAAACAGATCGAACGCCAGACGCACGCGATCCGACTCGTTGGTCATCACGCTGAACTTATCGGCCAAAATTGCCAACTGCGCCGACATCGGGATTTTGTTGAATTTCTCGGCGTTAATGTTCAGCTCTTCGAGCGCTCGTTTTCCGGTGCCGATGCCGGTCGATGCTTCCGAAACTCGTTTCGCCAAGCCTTCCAAACCTTTCGATAAAGTCTCTTGGCTCAGTCCTGAGAGGTTCGCTGCGTGCGCTAGGCCGGCCAGTTCGGCGGTGGTGATACCGATGCGGCGGGATGCTTTTGACAAAGCGTCGACAGAGTCCAGCGCGCCCTTGGCAACTGCCCCAAATCCAGCTCCGCCAGCAAGTAAAACCATCGCAGACTGCAAAGAAAAAACCGCCCCTTTAAGACGGCCCAATGAATTCTGAACAGAATGGAGTGCGACCTTGGTTTTATCCTGCGCGCTTAGAACTATTTTGTGGTCGGTTTTTGTTGCCATGTTTCGCCTCGAAATAAGCCCACCACCGATTGAACTCGGTCACGCTCATTCGCTCAATCTCTTGGATCGAGCATCCCCGGAGATCCGCTAGGGCGTACTGTTGCCATAGCAGATCCCCGGACTTTAGTTTTTTTCGGCGTCCTCGACAGTCTCAATCGCAGTGAAAACTTGATTGAATAAGTCGCTGATTTGACCGATCGGCATCCGCATAAGTTTTGGCTTGTGTTCCAAAGTGAAAACCCGGTCGCCCTTTTCGTCTTCCACTTTGCGAATAATTACCTCAACCATGCCCGCCAAGTCTGTGCCATTCAATACGTTTGGATGCTTGTTCAAGATCGTCTGCAAATCGGCAACTGTGACGGCGCTGGTGAAAAGGGTCTGATCCCTCCACACAAACGAACGCCGGTTATTGTCCCAGTCCAATAGAGAATCGGCCAAACTCATAAATCACCTTATACGGTTGTTGGTGTCAGATCGCCTGATCCCTGAATCGAAAAGTTCGCAGTGATCATCTCGCCAACTGACGATGCGATCGTGCGACCAGTGATGATCCCTGAACCGGTGTAGTACACGTCCCCGCTCGAGTCACCCTCAGGGTAAATCGAGAACGTGACAGAGGTCCCGACAACCAAGGCCACCTGACCGTTAGTGTCTGTCTCGTCCCAGAACGCATCCACTGACGCTGTGAATTGCTTCAGCGTTGGGAGATAGGTACGGGCGGAGTCACCGATCACGGTATCCTCGACGACGTCTGATGTGTACTCCAAAGAATATCCGGTGATCTCTGCGACGGCGTTTGCGCCGACCTTGACCACGCCACTTGCTGCGGTATGTGTTGCCATTGTAAAGCCTCCTTAAATGGCGGTGCCGGGAACGCCGGTCTCTGTGCG